CGAGGCGATCCTCAAATCCTTCAAACCGCAGGTAGATGCGAACAATCGCAGATATGAAAACGGATGCAAGGGAGGACGCCCAAAGAGTAACCAAGAAGAAACCAAAGCAAAACCTAAAAAGAACCAGGCCATAAGCAAAGCAAAACGCAATGACAATGACAATGTTAATGTAAATGTTAATGACAATGACAACGACAATGCATTGTGGGGTGGTGGTCGTAGTTACAACGATGATGATTTTAATCTTCTTCACAGCATGTCTCCTCAGGATGTTGACACTATCTATGAGGCTTATCCAGAGAGCGGGGGTGATCTCATCGATGAGGTCAACGGAGATGTTATGAGGAAGAAGAAGAAGGTCGACAACCCTGTCGCATTCATCCTCGGCTATGCCAAAAACGTAGGATGGGATGACAAGGCCGACCATTTCGATTATTAGCTTACAACCGGGGCGGGCACAACTACACAATACAAACTTAATAAGGCATAAAACATCACACTTGTTATTATTTTCCTTTTGAACTCATAAATCGCCCGCCTCGGTCTGTACATATGGAGGTTATCAAGTGCAAAGACAATTATTCGAGGGTGACGAGGTGATGCTGGTGCTGGATCCTAATCCGCTGACATCCCTCGGCATCACACCCGGAATGAGAAAATGGGACGGCTGCATCTTCAATATCTCGAAAATCAAGTACTCTAATCACCCGTCAATCAACGGACCGGTGTACTTCGAACTTGAAGGATGCGTCTCAGAATACGGCGTACCTTATTCCATCTGCAGGGACTGGATAGTTCCTACACGCAGCCTCGCATCAGTAACGACTGCACGCAGAACAGGAGGCGTGAGATGAAGTGTGCTAACTGTGGGAAGGAAGTGGACGAGTGGTCCATGAAGGAATACGGCATCGGCAGGAAGGTGGTGCGCATCTGCTGGGACTGCTACAAGTCGGGAGCATATAACGCAGCCATCAGAGAGATGTACCGCAACAGGAAGATAAGAGAGGAAAGACAGAAATGAGCATGTATGTGCTGATTGGAATGTTCTGCCTGTGCCTGTTATGGATGTGCATAGGCGGGAATGAATAGCTGATCGCAGGGGCGGACGAAACTTATATAATTATTCAATTTTAAGCCTCAAAATTATTACCAAAGCTAAACAAAGGAGAAATTCTTTCTCTTCTAAATCAGTGTGTTCTGTTGTTGTCTGTCCGTCCCTGATCAGATAGAGAGGAGTAAGTAATGAATGACCTGATAAAGAGAGAAGATGCGATAGAAGCGATAAAGGGCAACTCATATCTCAATGACGATTACATAGAAATCAATGGCTATGGTGCTATCGAGGACATAAGAGCTTTATCATCCGCAGACAGACCGCAAGGGGAGTGGATAGACAAAGGGTGGAAGGGCGATTGGCAATTTGAAACCGATGGAAGAGGCAATTGCTGGAAAGTGTTCGAATGTTCGGTATGCAATGGCTGGGATACAAGAAAGACGCGTTTCTGTCCTCATTGCGGAGCGCACATGAAAGGAGCAGACGATGATTGATTTCATAATCGGAATATTATGTTTAGTCATCGCAACGATTCTTATATCAGAGATGTGAAAGGAGCAGACAATGAGTAGATACATAGACGCAGATGCGCTGAAGTATTATGGCAATCATATTGGTGATGAATACGAAGATAGATTTCACGATCTTCAATGGGCTTACAGAAGTAATATCGACTCTGCACCAAGCATCGACATAGTACGTTGTTCCGAGTGCAGATATTGGCACAGCGGTGAGTGTTGGGGTATTCCGTATCGTGGTGATTACGATACAAGCATAGACACAAAAGCCGATGACTTCTGCTCATACGGAGAGCGTTCGGAGAAACCGAACAACACAAAGGAAAGGAGCGAGTAGATGGACGAGTATAGCGTAGGAGAATACATCATTTATCGTAATGGCGAGAAGTACGAACTTGGCAGAATTAAAAGCCTACGAGAAGATGGAGCGTTCGTAGCATATCACGAAGGCGAGACAGGTGCGTTAACTCCATATAGTCATATGCATAAACTGATTAATCGGTATTGCATCAAGGACACAACACTTGGTGGAGAATACTTTTCAGCCGATACTCCGCAGACGGATTGTTCATGGAGGTGATAGATACGGACGGACATAGATTTTGTTACTGCGGGACCTTCCCGGAACTGATCGGGACCATGCACACCAAAGAGTGCTACGTGCACTGTCCTAACTGTGGTGCCAGATCTGTATCGGCAAGGTCACCGTTCCAGGCGTGGATCGCATGGGACAATGAAGAGTTACATCAGGATGAGGAAAACTTTACACTGTATGACATTATGGGTAAGGCAGGAGAATGAAAGCTAAGGAATACCTGAGGCAATATGAACAACTGAATAACAAAGCACAGAGGCTCAAGGAAGAGTATGAGGCTGAGCTGGATCAGATAGATGCAATAGGTTCTACTCTCAGTGGTGAGCCCGGTATGCCACACGGCACCGGCATCAGCAGGAAGACAGAGGACAAGGCTGTCAGACTTGCTGACAAGGCTATGGCATGGAGAGTGGCAGCGCTTGATGCTCTCGAGAAAAGGCAGGAGATCTTCGAAGTCATATACGATGTCGAAGGACCTGAAGGGGATGTACTGTATGAAAGATATATCAACCTTAGACAATGGGAGGAGATCTGTGTGCTGATACATTATTCATGGACGCAGACACATGAGTATCACAAGCGGGCACTCGCTATCATACAGGACCGAATAGAACCGAACACATAGTAGTTGTACAATGATAGTGTCAAAAGAAATCAAAGGCATCATACTTTTTCATTCTCCTTTTAGGAACTTACAGGTAACCGCAAGGACCGGGCGCAGGCTCGGTCTTTTGCGTTGGTGATAGATATGGCAACAAGAAACAGACCGGACAAGGATGGTAAGCATCGGGCTCAGTTCGACAAGAACAAGAAGAGGATCTTCGCTACACAGACAGTGTGTGCTATCTGTGGCAAGCCGGTGGACTTCAATCTGAAATACCCCCACCCCCTCAGCCCGACGATAGACCACATCATACCGATAGCAAAGGGAGGACACCCCTCCGACATAGACAACCTGCAGCTTGCACATCGATGTTGCAACCGTGCCAAGTCAGACAAGCTGATGCCAAAGGAAATGAAAGGTGAACAGCAACAGGTCGTGTCGAACAGGATCCTGCCTGCGACATTCGACTGGACCTCACGCCCGCTTCGGCCAATGAAAAGCAATTGATTGCTTCAGTTGCAGTGCTGACGGGCCGAAAATAATAAAAAACCAAATGTATATGAATGGGGGCATAGGACCCGTACCCCGGCGGCGGCCGACCTTCACGCCGTCACTGTGAATAAATCTTAGAATATGGCGATATTTCGCCACAGGAGAACCGAAAAATGCTTTACGGAATGGATTACTTAAAAGCAAAGCTTGAAGCCAAAAGAAGCAGAGTCAGGACCAGATACAGCTATTACGAGATGAAACATCTGGCCACCGATTTCCAGATCAGCACACCTCCGAGGCTGAGAGGATGGATGAATTGCCTCGGCTGGTGCTCAAAAGCTGTCGACTCGATGGCTGACAGGCTCGTCTTCAGGGAGTTTGCGAACGACAACTTCGCGATGAACGAGATCTATCAAATGAATAACCCAGATGTGCTCTTCTCAAGCGCTGTCCTGGGCGCGCTGATCAGCTCATGCGACTTCATTTACATCAGCCCGGATGAAGACGGCTATCCGAGACTGCAGGTGCTGGACGGAGCTAACGCTACCGGCACGATAGATCCTATTACAGGGATGCTGCAAGAAGGCTACGCCGTACTCGACAGAGACAATCAGGGCAGAGTGCTGATAGAGGCATACTTCCTTCCGGGCAGAACGGAATACTACTATGCAAACTCAAGAGGCGTGCAGATTGTAGAGAACGATGCACCTTATCCGCTCCTGGTGCCTATCATCAACAGGCCTGATGCGATGAGGCCATTCGGCCACTCGCACATAAGCAGGGCGTGCATGAGCATAGTGGACTCCGCTATGAGGACCGTGAAGAGGTCTGAGATCTCAGCAGAGTTCTACAGCATCCCGCAGAAGTATGTGCTTGGTACGGATCCTGATGCGGAGCCTATCGACAAGTGGACTGCAGCCATGAGCGCCGTACTTGAGATCACAAAGGATGAGGACGGTGACAAACCGGTAATAGGACAGTTCTCACAGCAGAGCATGAGCCCGCATCTTGAACAGCTTCAGATGTTCGCATCGCTGTTTGCAGGCGAGACAGGACTCACTCTTGAGGATCTCGGATTTGCCTCCGGGAATCCTGCCAGTTCTGATGCTATCAAGGCAGCACATGAGAACATGAGGCTTCGTGCAAGATCTGCACAGAGGTCCTTCGGATCCGGCTTCCTGAATGCTGGATATCTTGCTGCGTGTGTGCGTGACAAGTTCCCGTATGAGAGGCGTGTGGTTTATATGACTACACCGAAGTGGGAGCCGATATTCGAACCAGACGCAGCTGCACTCTCAGGCATTGGCGATGCAGCCATCAAGCTGCAGCAGTCCTTCCCGGATTACTTTACTGACGACAAACTGAAAGATCTGACAGGTATTTGATATGAATGATATAGCTCCTGAACTGTTTGAAAAACTTCATAATGCTTTCGAACGGGAAAGAGAATCTAGTGGGAAGCTGGCTAAGCTGGAAGCGCAGAACAAATCTGGAAAAGCAACGTACCGCGAGGCTTTGGATTACGCAGCCACCATAGGAGAGATTCTGCAGAAGGTGTTCAGGGAGAATATCAAAGCGGCATACCTCCCTGATGGCATGATGTACTACAACATCGCAGACAGAACTGTGCGACCGCTCCTCGAGGAGGCCTATGGGCTTATATCATCATTTACGGAAACCGTTCAGAATAACTTGAATCAGAAAGCTGGCATCGGACTAAAGGCTGTTGTGCCGGAGCTAAATAAAGACCGCATTGACGGTATCATACGGAGGCTAAGCGATGGAGAATAAGAGCTTTGATAATGTCGCATGGCTTCTTGATGAAGTCATTACGAATTTTTGTATGAGCATTGTGGATGACTCGGTTAAAAATAATGCTGATTTTCATTATAAAACGGGACTACGGCCGAAAATTATCAGAATAACCGATGGAAGATGTTGCGAATGGTGCTCTAAACTCGCTGGCTCGTATGATTATGAGAAAGTGCGCAATGCAGGCAATGATGTGTTTAGACGGCATAGGAATTGTGGATGTATTGTTGCTTATGATCCAGATGATGGGACAAAGAGAATTCAGAATGCTCATAACAAACAATGGACTTCGGAAGAAGACTTTGAGGAAAGGATTAAGCTACAAGAACTGGCTTCGGATCAAAGTGGTGCTATTGCAGATATATCAAGTGCCAATGATATAGAAACCCAGTCAAAGAAGGTTGATAAGCTCTTAAATAATTATTGCAATAGGGAAAGCGCATGGAGCGGAAAGACTATAGTTGCAAAAAAGGGGGAACTTATTGGATATAAAGGGCTGAAAATGCCTAATTGCGATATTTATATCAGGGAAGATGCGAATACAAAAACCATTATACACGAACATTTACACGCAAGGTCAATAAGTCTATATGAGGAAAATGAGCAAAGTATAATGTTAGCTCTATGGAGGGGAATAGAAGAGAGCAGTGTTGAACTTCTTTCAGAAGAAATAAGTAAAATATATGGGATACGGTATCAGGTTACATATGACCAACACATAAATGCATTAAGGCGGATAAACTCCATTTGTAAAATTGGGTGGACAGACTTTGATTTTGCAATGAAGCTGTTTGACATCCCGCTAGATGCAAGATATACTTGGTTAAAGGGTCAAGTTGACACTGCAGTATCATTTGGGAGAATCTCTAAAAAAAGCCAAGATCTTTTAGATAAGGACTTAACAACGATACGAAAGGATCCTCGGAAAAAATGAAAACACCTGAATATTACTATGACATCATAATGAATTCAGAGAAAACGAAAGAGGAATGGGTTGAACTCCAAAAGGAAGTCAACGCATGGTTTTTAGCTGCAGACGAAAAGACTCAAACAACATTTGAAAATATGGGTGTTGCAGAGACACTTGCGATGCTTTGCATTTATTAATATGATAGATTAAACGGTGCATCTTCAGCGGGCAATCCGGCCCGCTGTTTTATTGCATAGATTTAGGAGGAGAACATGGCAGAACCAAGATTTGGTCGCCAGACTCCTACTAGTTCCGTTGTATTACCTTACGAGGCTACATTAGGCGAGAGAGCTATAGAGCTCTACAAGCGGACCGGAAGAGATCCTCAGCCGTGGCAGGAGGATCTTGTCTACGATATCCGTTCCATCGATGAAGAGGGATTGTTCATCCACACCAAGTTCGGTTATGAGGTGCCCAGGCGAAACGGCAAGGGCGAGATCATAACCATCGTGGAGCTGGATGATCTGTTTGAAGGCAGGAAGGTGCTGCATACAGCGCACCGAACCACGACATCATCCTCTGCATCATTGAGGCTTGCTTCACTCCTGTCGGATATGGGCTATACAGAAGTCCAAAGAGTGAAGCCCGGAGAGGTTTATGAGAAATCATATGCCTATCTGAAAACGGTCGGAATGGAACGTATACGCCTTCTTGACACCGGCGGATCTGTAGACTTTCGTACAAGGACATCGAAAGGAGGTTTAGGAGAGGGATTCGACACACTGATCATAGACGAAGCCCAGGAATATACCGACGATCAGCAGAGCTCTCTGCAGTATGTCGTGTCTGACAGCATGAATCCACAGATCCTGTTATGCGGGACGCCTCCGACAATGGTATCCAGCGGAACGATATTCCCGAAGCTCAGGGCAGACTGCCTTGCAGGTAAAACTGAGGATACAGGCTGGGCTGAATGGTCCACAGAACACATGGCAGACTGCAATGATGTCGACCTGTGGTATGAATGCAACCCTGCGATGGGATATCAGTTGAACGAGAGGAAGGTCAGAGCGGAAGACAAGTCTGACGAGCTGGATTTTAACATCCAGAGGCTCGGATACTGGTCCAAGAGCAACCTCAAGTCAGAGATCTCAGTGACAGAGTGGGAAGGCATCAAATGCGAAGCTGTACCGAAGATATCAGACAGGCTTTTTGTCGGAGTCAAATACAGCAAGACGAATGCATCTGTTGCAGTAGCTTCAAAAACATCCGAAGGCAAAATCTTCTTTGAAGCTATCGACTGCCAGCCTATACGCAATGGCAATGCATGGATCCTGCAGTTACTGGAAGCCATGCACCCGGAGGTGATCGCTATTGATGGTCGCGGTTCGCAGGATGTGCTCAAGAAGGAACTCGAAGAGCAGAAGGTCAAGGGCGTGATCCTGCCGACAGTCAAAGAGGTGATCATAGCAAACACCAAGTTTGAGCAGCTGTTATATGGACAGGAAATCTGCCACATGGGCCAGCCATCACTCAAACAGGTGGCTACGAACTGTGAAAAAAGAGCAATCGGCTCGAATGGAGGCTTCGGATATAAAGCACAATTTGATCAGATGGAAATAGGTCTGCTAGATTCAGTTATTTTGGCGATCTGGCAATGCAGCGAAAGTAAGGAACGGAAAAAGCAAAGAATAAGCTATTAAGAGTGCGAGCAATAGGGCTCGCATTTTTAATGCATAAATTACGTGACTACAACGGCAAGAGTAGGGAGGTAAACATGGCATTTCAGGTAATTGAAACTCAGGAACAGCTGGACGCAATAGTCGGTGAAAGAGTAGCGAGAGCAAAAGACTCGGCAAGAAAAGAATTCGAGGGATGGATCTCGCCGGATGCACTGGCTCAGCAGACAGAAAGCCTGAACACACAACTCGGCAGCCTTAATGATCAGCTGAAAACGCTGAAGGATGAGAAGGCTGCACTTGAATCAAAGCTGACAGAAAAGGATGGACAGATTGCGAAGTACGAGACCGACTCGGTAAAAACGAAGATCGCAAGAGAGTTCGGACTTTCGTATGAAGCTATCGGATTCCTTCAGGGAGAAGACGAGGAGACGATCAGACAGAGCGCCGAATCGCTCAAGAACCTTGTAGGGACCGTAAAGGTGCCGCCTCTGGGCAATCCAGAGACTCCACCGGAAGAGGATGGAGTTACGGCGGCATTCAAGAAGATGAACCCTAACATCAAACTTTAACAAGGAGAAAAACAATGGCA